CTGGAGTTGAAGCAAGGGGTGCACCTGATTTAATTTCTGCGGTGTCTACGCCTTCGCCGTATGAAGTAGAACCCATACGTAAACTATCTGTTCGGACTGCATAAGGTCCAGGACCTGAAACGCCGGCCAATGGATTCATTGGTGTATCAGCCATCTGTTTCTTCTCCTAACTTTTCTAAATCTGCGGTCATATCTTCCCAAGCACGAATAGTCTTCGTCTTTTGGTTAGAATGATAAATGGATAGTTCCATTAGTTCACTAGTCATAGCCTCAAATGTTTGGGCTAGGTTGTGAACAAAACCTGTAAGTATTACTAAGAAATCAGAAGGGCGTACTGGGCGAGGAATGTCATTGTTATTATCCATCACCCAGTACACCTTTCCATTAAACTAATTAAGCCTTCTTGCCTTTGCGAGCTGGTCCGGCATAACCGAAGTCAACCTTACCGCCTTTGACTGATCCTGCCTTAGTATCAACCTTTACTGGTTGTACTGGAGCTGGAGCGTGTGTTCCTTTATTCATTTTGCACCTCCTTCGGTTATGCTGCGCCGGTGATTCCGGCTAGTAGTGACGCTATATCGGGTTTTTGACCAGCAGCAGGGGCCATACCACCTTGTGGATTTGGAGGTTGCTGCGAGGCAGGGGCGGAGGCCGCTCCTGCTGCTGGAAGCATTTGTTCAGCGCCAGGCATACCTGGCATCTGTGGTGGCATCTCTGGTGCCGGTGGTGGGGCAAAAGCCTTCTCTACTACTGATTCTAGCGAGAGGCCCTTTTGCCGACCTTGGATAACAGCTGCGATGCGGCTGACAATCTCTGAAGGGTCTTGGCCTTGCGCTGCCAAGGCAGGAATAGCCTGAGCATACTGCGCAACAGATACACGCAGAGCATCACGCATTTCTTCAATGTCAACACGTTGTTCTTCTTGAGATACATTTAGATCCATTGGGATCTCGCGGCGTACGTAATCACGAGATACTAGTTTGTCGGAACGCATTTGTAGCAAAGCAATAATGGCACGGCTTGGGTCCATACCAGACATAATTCCGTAACGTACATCTACGCCGTACTCGCCTTTAATATCACGAGATGGTGTGTACTTTAATACATACGGTGTGCCGTCTTCAGAACCCTTGATTACCTTTTGAGTATTAGGGAATAGCTTCTCATCTACTTCAAAACAGAGTCCGAGAAGATCAGAAAACATCCGAGCAAACTGTGCCTGTGCGGATTTAATTTGAGTATCAAAACCAGCTTGCAACTCTTGAACACCACGACCAGTAATAACACTCGCGTTAATGTTGCCGGAACGGGATTCTGGATAACGAGCGCCAAGGCGTAGTTCACGTTCTAGTGCTCCAGATTCTGCGAATAGTCCTGGTGGTAAGTCTAGGCTAACACGACGAATGTTCTGAGGCTGAGCCGAACGCATAATAGAGTCAGGACCAAGTGCAAGTTCTTGTACATCTTGCGGAATAGCAATAGGTGCTTGGATTGACTTCTCTGCTGCTTGGATCTGAAGGATCGCAAAGCGAGCACGAGCGAGTTGAACTGAGAGTACATCATCGAACTGTCCACGAGCTTGACCATCAAGGGAAGGACGGATTGCCACTTTCGCTAAACACTTACCAATAGGATTTGGTGTACGAGCAAGAGTTAAGTTCTTACGCTCTGGCAGGAAGATTAGATCCTGGTCAGCATCGTGGTAACGGATCATTGAGATATAAGGACTACCTTGCTGGTAGTTATTCTTAGCCAAGATCTGATCGGCATACTCTGGATACTGAGCAGCAAGGGACTCGCTATCAATGTTAATAACTTGGGTCAATGAGATGGTACGACCGAAGCGATCCATCTCTGGGTATACGCCCCAAGGGTTTAGTAGGCGTAGGCGTGGATTATTAGAATCGTAATCCATCTCAACTAAGCCAACCATCATACCGTAGGTGTTATACCAGTCAGCTGCTTCGTACATTTGTAGTTGTAATTCTGAAAGCGAAGCGTAGAAATTAGCAATACGGGTTCTAGTATCAGCTGCTTTACGTGCTGCGTCGGAAACCATATTAGCCGCTGAACAGTTAAAGGATGGAAGCGGAGCCATTGCTTCTGCTAAGTCACGTGCTGCTACATCAATGAAGTTAGCAACGAGTGGCTTTGGATAATCCTCTGAGAACATAGAAGGATAAACCTTGGAGAGATCTCCTTGACGCACCGAAAGCACGTCGCGCATACGTTGGTCGCGGGATGCAAACTTGGTCTGCAAGCGACCTAACTTCGCGTTAACTTCTTTTGGTGTTAGCAATGGGGTTCCTTACTTCTTGTATAATCCTGGGTACTTCTTGTCAAGGCCCTTCTTAGCGCCTTCTTCGGCCTTCTTAACACCTTTAGGTGAGACTTGGCGTTGATATTCTCTAATAGCAAGTGGTCCACGCGGAGTCTTTTTAGGCATAGGCACTGGTGTTGCTGTGCCACGTGTTGTTCTTTGTGATGGTTTTTTAGGTGCTACAGGCATCGGTGCTGGCTTAGCAGCAGGACGCTTAATTGCTGGCTTCTTAACACCAGGCTTTTTCATATCTGCCATTTTATTCTCCTTAGATGAACTGCTTGTTTTGATCTAGTAGTAGTTGATCTAGGTTGACCACTACGCGTTTAGATTTTTCTGAACGTGATAGAAAAGGATTTCTTAAATGATGGGTTGTGTACATACCGTGATTGAGCATCTCACGTGCTCGGATCTCACAGAACCAAAGCGCCATTACTAAGTCAGTCTTACCCTTAGTAGTTGGCGTCCAAGTAATCAACTGCTCGATAAGAGCCTTGACATTCTCGGTTTGATCGCTAGGCAAGTGGATCAAGTTATCTCGGTGGTGCTTGTTATCAACTTGCTTAGTACCAAAGAGGGTAGCCATAGAAGCTACGCCGAAACCTGAATCCCATTTATTAGATCCGGTGTGGTGTTCTTTTAATAGAACGCCGCGTGATGCTAAAAATTGACGGATGCCTTCATCTTGAGTTAAGAAAGCCTGAAAAGCGTTCTTCTCAATAATCCATTCGCTAGGACCGTAGAGTGAAGTCCAGTTAAGAATAATGTCGCGGATCTGCTGTGGTGATGGCCGGCTAATCTTTAGAGCATCTACGATGTAGCGCTTAGAAGTTGTGCGGTCAATGGCATAACAGATAGCGGCGGTATCTCCAACAATAGCTGGGTCCATACCGCAGATAATGGTGAAGCCTTGTAGATCCTTCGGATGACCTGGGCTACCAGGTTCTAAACGACCAGACTTGCGCATACCGTCAATGGAGCCACGAACACATACTGGGTCAAAGGCTGCGTTTTCAGAAACGTCTTGTTGCTGGTAAACCAAAGCCCAAGTCGAAGCATCCATAGCTTGGCGTTCGTTGTAAAGGTTGCGACCATTCCATCTAGGGTAAAGGCCGTCTTGGTTCTTATCCGCTTCCTCTTGACCATCGAAAGGAGCATCGGATGCTGGCCAGAGGGTTTCCCATTTATCAGGATCTTCGTCCGGCGTTAAAAGCGCCGGCATAGCCAAATACTTCCAAGGAACTAAGCCACCTGGGTAGCGATCTTCGTTACGTAGTTCGCGGTACAGGTCAACGGATGCAACGCGAGTTCCAATAATAATTAACTTACCAGTAGGGTTAAGACGGGATCTAACGTCTTGGGTTAACCACTTGATCTGCCGTTCAAACTCATTGGCGTTCTTCAAAGTTACAGCATCGTCTACAATAATCATATCGGCACGCTTACCGTAGATCTGACCACCGATACCGACGGCCTCAATGTTTGGATCCTTTTCTGAGGATTCTCTGAGTTCGTCACCGAAGGTGATACGGGTTGCTTGCCACGAGGCAGACTTAGAGTTAAACCCTACGCCAGCAGCAAAGGCGGTCTGAAGTTCTTCATACATTGGATGGGTCAGACGTTGCTTAATGGCGTAGAGAAAGTCGGCAGCTAACTGCTGCGTTTGGGAGACTATCAGTACTCGAAAGTTAGGGTTGCGGCAAACCTGCCAAGTTACATAGTCAACCGTGATGGTCATTGACTTGGCGTGGTTCGGCGGGATATTTACTAGGATACGGTTATTAGCCAGACCCTGTTCAAACTTCATAGCTGGGTGTAGCCAGCCAGGTTCTCTACCTTCGATTACATCAACGATGTTCTGCTGGTGTGGAAAGGTACGAGAGTGGAGGAATCTCTGGCGGAACTCGGCAAAGGACATATCGTGAACATCGCCGGAGGCGAACTGCTTATCCTTTAGTCCGAGCCTAGTACGGTCTACTTTATCCGCGAAGATCTTATCGGAGCGACGGTAATACTCATAGGTCTTCATAGACTTACCGGCTGATGAACAAGCCGCGTCTATGGTCATACCTTCTGCTACACAGCCAAGGATGATTCTCTTGGCAATATCGGCACTGTTATCTGCCACGTAGTGCCTCCCAGCTGAGCGCCGTGAATGGCGCGAAATGTCATTTCTTTTACTAGGCAAGGTATTGCCTGAACCGGAATCTGCGATTCCGCCTTACTAGGCAGGAAGTGATTACTAGGCGCCTGCGATTTTTAATAGAACTATCCCCACTAAAAGTACCGGACAGTTCGGGCTTAGCGCCCGAAGGAGCTACAGCGAACTGAGGGGTAAGTCAGTACTCGGCCTAGGGGCCTCGCTAGAGGCCAACCTTTCGTCGCAAAGCTAATCAACCCCGCTTTGCTCCTCTACTATATATAAGGCAGAAAAAATAGTGCGTTTACCGCATCTGGTACTGTGTTTCGCGTCACACTATTTATTATGTACATAACCGCAGGTCAGAGGTTTACAGCTCATTTCACTTTATCAAATATATTTTGTTGGGGAGTATACAGACAGGGGCGGGCGATATTCACTATCTGGGGTCGGTCTCACCCTGTCTGCCGACTTATTCTGCCCTGCCTGCCCTGCCTGTGGATAAGTTGTGGATAAGTTGCTGTAAAAAACTGGAGGGCTGACTGTCCTTCGGGCAGACATAATCCCCTAAACCTTTCTAATTAAGTAATGACCTAACAGCAAAGACAGACACAGGAAGACACCAGCAGACA